TGATCTACCGAGAGCATTTTGCGCTCTATTTTGCTCCGGCATATCTTTCACAAGAGAGTTCATTTTTTCTTTCGTGAAGGTAACCAACCTCATAGTGTCATAAAGATCCAGTCCCCTTGTAGACAGTTCCGACATAGTTGGGTCGTTAAAAATTTCATTAATTTTTTGTATAGCACCACTTCTGACTTCTGAACCTACTGCAATTGCCCTCTCAATAAAATTGGGATCTTCGTTGTGTATTCCTGCGATAGCGTCTTTCATTGCTTCTTCACCTTATCCTTGGCATTTGACTGTGTTTGAGATATCATCTCTAAGATATCCATGATTGATAAATATTTACGGGCTTCCTTCTTGTCATCTAATGACCAATATCCCCTGGATTCGAGCACCTCATCCATAGTTAATTTTGGATGGTCCTCTATAGCCTCTTTTAATTTAATTGGAGATATGTCGATGTCAAATGGTATATTGGCAGTGTGCCAATACGTTTGAATGAAACACAATTCAGCAGTTAACTGCAGTGCTCGCACCAGCTTGTAATCATGTTTAATTTTTTCTCGTATATTGGTACGGGATAGTTTTACATCTGGGTATAAGGATAGGTGGTGTGATATCTTACTTCCATCCAGGCCATAATATTTATTAGATTTTAGTAAGTGATAGTTTGTTACTTCCGATAAAAAACCTTCATGTTGGGAAAATATAAAAGATAGAACGTCACCGGAGGAATTGTTTTTACATCTCTGAATCACTACCTGCGTCTCTATAACTTCCGCACCTGTTCCGCCATCGATAGGATACATGCACTCATCTTTTTTACTACTGGCTACCATAACCTTGGGGGATCCTGTTTGAATTAAGATACTGTTTAAAAAGCTGTACCCAGTCCCAACAGATTTAATGGTATCTCCAGTTTTTTGAAACTGGAGTTGTTTTGGCGAAATAGCATACTTGCTTATCTCTACCTTACTACCTACGTGTGCAGTGGACATCAATGCAATGCCTGAATTTGGACAAAAGTCCGATGCAGCTCTAGTGAATTTGGATTTACTGCGGGCATCGGTCATGGCTAGTGTATTTGTAGTGGAATCTTCTATTGAGACTTCCTCATATTTTTCAAGTTCCACTATAGACATCATGTATGTGTAGCTATCAAATAAAACTATCGAGGGTATCGTTACTTTTAATTTTTTTCCGGTTTCAACATCCACGAACGGTGACTCTACAGTAAAGTCTTTGATGGAGTTCCTCTTTTGTTTGGCCGTACGCATAACAAGATCGAACATGTCTCCCATGGCGTGAGTTGTTTTATTGTACACTTTCATTCGTTTCATTAATTCTGTTGCGGCAGCATCACCGTAAAAAAAAGAAAATCTTGCGTATGGGTCCAACAAAGAAGTCTCACTATCATATATCATACCTTCAATCGAATCGTATAATAGCATTGTACGGGTCATCAATGATTGGGATAGAGTGGATTTGTAACACTGTTGTCGGCCAGTAACTGCCGTCATTAATGTAGATATTCCTCCATCGAGTAGCCATTTCCCATTGTGGCCCCTAATATACTTACCTACAGCTAAATCAAATATAGTATCGGTATTAAAGTGTACTATTTGCTTAGCTATTTTATTGTCGCTGAATAACATAAATTTACCCTCGCTTTTATCGTACTGGTTATTTTATACAATGGCAGAGATTCATTATAAAAAAGGAGATACTAAAATTGCAGATTTTTTATGAGACTTTAAGAGACACCTTTATTAATTTTACAAAGCCTGTCTCACAACAAATTCTGACTACAGTACTTAAGGAATTAGGGTACATTGATTTTTTTGTAGGGAACATCAACTATAAATCTACAACGACTGGGGGCTCAGAAACAAACGATTCAAATGATAATGCAAAACTAACTGACAACCGAATAACGTGTGAAATTATGGATTCCCTTAACCCACGTCAACGAGAAGGACTATTAACCCCCGAGCACATGTCCAACTATAGTATCCCTTTTTATAGATTAGGTGAAAAGGCCCCTATATTGAGAGATGATGAAAATAGAATATACTTATCAAGCCACTTAGTTCCAATTCGAGTTGAGCTTCAAAATAAGATAACTTTTGTAGACTACAATGAAGCCGCCAATTTCATGGCTAGATTATATTCAGTGTATGGAAGTAACTTAACTAACAGTGTGCAGGCAATATCGTTTGATACCCCCATTCCAAAAAAGGTGCAGTTAGTCCTGTTCTCTTTATATAAGCTATTAGACTCCGACACCAATAATTTTTATAAGTACCTATATGATAAATCCGAAACATCTATCTCCTTCAATTCGGATTTTCTTGAGGATAGAAAAAAATTAGTCATACGGAATGGCCAAACGAAGGTCAACGTCAAAATAGAATTTGACCAAGAGCGCTCTGACCCAGAAGTAAGCAATATGGTGAGTAAGAGTTATTCTGTTGATATTAAATTGTCCGCCATAATAACACACTCCCACGCGGTATTCGTGCAGTACTCCGAGACAATAAACAATATGTTAATTCCAAACGACCTTCACCCACCGGAGCCAATACTTAACTCTAAGAATATACACGACCATCATCCGGTTAGGGTATTCCAAGAGTACCTTGCCATAAGAGAATGGCAGAGTAAAAATAACTGGGATAACACAGTTGCGTATTCTAAAAAATATCTTGATGCGGTCACCGAGCATCCTTATACGGAGCGACTCATGATACAAGAACCATGGTTCGATAAGTGGACTGTACCAAGTAGTAGTTTTGTACACACAAATGAATATTACATGCCGTTCTTTAGTTCGATATTCACAATAGATGATCCGATGCCAACCATCTTGGATTTAGCAGGTAGCATCAACGGTATAACTTTAACCCAGTATTCAATAGATCATATTCTTAACGACAAGGCTAAGTGTTTTAATCCATACGCGGAGCCAAAGATATTAATCAATATATTTTCTAATGATGTTGAAGTAGCGAACGAGAACTTATCCATATCCGGAACCGAAGTGGCACTCAATGCTGGAATAAATAAGAACTCATATAGGATAGTTCTTAGTAAGAACATAAAAGAAGAGTCGCCTGGAATGTTTTTGACTGTATGGAACGTTGACATTAATGTGTACCGAGAAAACTACACAGATGGTAGTGACATGAGTTCTTATTATAAACAAGGGGGGAAATAAACACAATGGGCTTTATAAATACAAAAGGACTGAGCGAGGACGAGGTAACCCTCGTAGAAGAGATCATAGAAGAGCGAGCAGATCAAGGTCCAGACGACAGCACCTATGACACTATTCAAAAGATGGCCACTATAGCCGACATTTCAACTGTCCGTACTACCTACAATATGGATTCCGACAAGGATGTTATTTCCAGCATCATAGGAGCAATCAATGGTACAGATATAAAAGTCGCATACTACCAACGGTTGAAGGACAGTATCTTATCCCAGACAAGCCAACATGATGTCCCACACACAACTGACCCACTCGATACGGATCTTGTATGTATTCACAATTTCTCTATACGATTAAATGAATCGTTCGACTATACATATGACAATGATAGTAATATAAGTGGGATACTTGGATCTGGACATACGTACCCTGGATTCAAACCAACTAAGGGCGATATGTTCTTGTACCCTATCGCTACTAATCAAATAGGCATCTTCAAACTAACCAATATTACACGTATGTCGGTCAGTAAATTAACTGTATTTAGCATTAACTTCGAACTACATAAGTTCGCTACTGGGCAAGATGTTGATAATTTTCAAAAGTCGGTTGTTAAAGAATTGTATTTTGAAAAGGACACCTTTCTGTCTGGATCCAACAATATGCTCGAGACCTCGGAATACCGAGCGTACACAAGTGCTAAAGGGTTAGTGACTAAACTGGTCAGGTATTACTTTACAAAATTCTACGACAATGGAATAAAGACAGTCATTAGAAGGGATGGTGTGTTTGATCCATACATCGTGAAATTTTTATCTAAATTTTTAAGCACCTCCGAGTGCGGATACATGCCAAGAAAGTACATGGACTCGTTGCATTATGACCGCACTATATGGGGCATATTTGAACGGGACGTGGATCTTGAAATTGAAGAGTTACTACCGTGGCTATACATAGAGCAGCATATGTATTCTCCCAATGATGTTAATCTAAATAATTTGATAGAAAAATTATACATACGGCACGCGCCACTATGTCCATATGGTTACTCTGATACAAGAGCTGCTAATGTGCCAACCTGCCAGAAGCATCATAAGTCTACAGTGGTAGATGAAGTCTCGGTCACGTGTACCTCTGAGTTATACATCTTCTCACAAAATTTCTACGAGGCCACTGATTCACAAATAGAACCAGATCCTTGTTGTTATCTGGCCGATCCATCCGACTGCATCGGACATACCCCCGTGGATCCTTCGGTTGCACTAAGTGCCATGGAGGCAATTGTAGTAAGTTATATAAACAAGGAAATAAATTACGATAGTGTTGTAACTTATGCTACGGCCTATAAAAGTTTAAATGATAAAGAGCAATTTTATTATATTCCAATGCTAATTTACATACTAAAGGAATATGTATTCAATCTAACTAACTAGTTTGACCTTCTACTATAAAGGGAATTGTGTGTAATGTTTAACTATAATAAAACAATTAACTCTGTAAGCGAACTTATGGATGCTAACCTACATTGGATTAAAACATTGGGTCCAATCAATACGCATCCAATCCATCCAAGATATCTTGAGAGGGGGATTGATCCACCAGGACACGATGGACCACCACTTCAGCATAAAGGCAAGGTCTCACTGATGCATTTAGTAGAATTCACTTTAGCTGAGAGGTACTTTTCAATAACTAACGTAGAGCATATCCCAGACATGATACACGTACTGAATGAATGGCTTAGTTGGCAAGAAAGGAATCAGCATATGAATGATCCTAAGGTACAACTGAACAGGCAGGGAACTATTATGTTGATTGGACAATTACAAGAATTTATTGATTCGAGAATGCAGATTGATCTGAGGCTGCAGAAAGCGGATACGCCGTTTGCAAAATTAAAACGTCTTATGAAAATATAGAAGGTTAACATATGGCACACATATCTATGAGTCAAGCTTTGGCCGATAGTGTACATAAGGTCATGAGCGATCAAGACAATAACATACTACTTATGAAAATGTTTCTAATCTCTGACGACAAATCTATGCATATAGAAATTGGATCCCCGGATAGATTAGATATTGTTAGAAATTTTGAAAAATCTTTTTCAGATTATATTGAAGTGGAGTTCGATCTGTCACCAGCTGAATATATACAAGCCATGGAGCACTATAAAGATCTTCGATGCGTTATAAATTTCTTTAAGACTGACGTCGCCATTAAAAAACTGGACGACCCATTACACACTATGGATAATCGCATAGTCTTTAAAGAGAAGCTTGATTTATTTAAAGTGCTACCAAAAGATAAAATTCTACCCGTCACTGGTGAGCTTCCACAAGAACGACATATGTCCGCAAGATTGGCTGTGACAGGGCAATTATTGGACCCAATAGAATATCAATTTAGAAAGATGCGATGTAATGGGATACACGAGAACATTACACTGATAGAAGCTTTAAAATTGTACGTACATCAATTTGGCATAACTGGAGTCAAAGTTGCAGAGCCGAACAATACAAAATCCTACACTAATTTTTTAATAGAGCCATTAAAAAATATATCCAATCTATTTGGATATTTACAAGAACGTTATGGCATATACGAGAAGGGCGTATGCTACTATGTACACAATAAGATCATGTATATATACCCAAACTACGAAGTTGACATGAGTAGAGTTTGGAATACAGATACAGTACATGTCTACAACGTGGATCCAAGTGCATATACTAGCTCGCAATGTTTTCACAAAATCATTGATGATGAATTACATATCGTTTCGAATAGCAAAGTCATAGACCATGACGGACAGGCCATATATGCAGAGGAGGTGGCCAACACGATATTAGTAGACTTTAGAGATGAACTGCTAAGTAATAGTGACCAATTAAACCAAGATAAGGTATCTGTTGACTTAGCAGAAAGAATACGGGTGCTAGAGATAGGCGATATTGAAACCATGACGTCAGATACTCTATCGGTAAGGTACGGGATCTCCTATGGTAATCCTTATCCGATAATGACGGAATTAAACAG